TTAGACAATAAAAACGGGCTGCGAACTGCCGTTCGATCGCAACTTTGTATTCGTCGAGTAGAACCAGAAATTGGGTGTCGGTGCGGGGGTCGGGCTTGTTGATCCAGAAGCTCCCGCTTCGCCCCTCGCAGCAATCAATTGCCAGAACACCGAGTTACTGCTCGGCGTGTTACCCTTCGTTGGATTCGAATTTACATAGAGATACGAGCCACCACCAAAGGATACTAACGACCCTTCTGAGTAAAAAATAGCTGGGCTGTAGTTTCCTTCTGGTCTAAACCACCGCAGCGTAGATGCATATCCAGGGTCACTCACGAGCAGTTGAGCGATTCTTCGTAAGCCTGCGGGAAGTAAATCTGTCTGAGCGCCGATTGGAATCAATTCCCAAAAGTCACACTCCACCACATTCGGCACAATCGCACTAAAAGCGGGAATAACAAGTCCTCTGCTATCTCGAATCTCAAAGCGGTAAGTAATTTGACTCGTCTCGCTTTGCGGTAATGTAATATCGATTTCGCCCGCTGCTGAAATTTGATAGTCACGCGGCTTTGGAACTAGCATCGTGTCACCATCGAGTAGCGGTGCGTCTAGAGTCACTCTCAGCGACCCCCCAAACGCAACGCCCCCCGAATCGGTTAACTTTCCCTTAATTATCGTCATGGTAAAATCGCATCCTCTTCATCAAAGATTGGGTCGCCGCAACAGCTAAAATCCGCATAAAATCCGTCGTAAACCACATCGGAATCGCAGTAAGCCGCGCCGTAGAGTCGGTTCAGTTTTCGCGCCAAATTAAACTCAGATCCAAGTTCTAAAGGCAGTCTCACAAAGTAGCGATATTCAGGTTCACCAAGGTCAGCGTCTAAGACACTGATCTCCGCGAGGAATTCAGTTTCTTGCCAGACATCAAAGCGATCGCCTAAAAAGAGTTGCAGCACAAATTCCAGTACTTGTTGAGTTCCTCGCCGCCGCCAGAGATAGTTCAACCCATTGCGAATCAAGACTCGCTTGGTTGCGGGAGCCCAGGTTGAATCCCAGTAGTCCCCTGTAAAGCCGCTCAACGCTGCGAGATAATCTAGCCACTGTTCATCGCAAGTATCAGGATCGAGTTGGCGCAGCGCTACGTCATCAATTCGGGCTTTAAGTTCAATCAGAAATCGATCCCAAGTGCCGGAAAGCCAACCGCTTACTCCGTTCTCTTGATAGACTTCCGGTAGATTGCCAGTGAAAGGAACCCCGTCTCGCCAAGCTTTAGGATCAGACATCAGGAACCCCTCCTGTCATCGAATTATCCTCACCGAATGCGTGGGTGTAGAAGATCTGATCTTGGGTAAATGCTTCAAAATAGCCGCCTGTGAGTCGGGGGAGCGACTTTGCATTCGGCAGCAGGATATCTTGACCTAGCCCGTTCAACACAACCGAGTTAACGCGCCGCACCCCGAGAACATTCCGCAGTACGAATTCCAGGTCATTGAGGTTGACGTAATCGGATTCTGCATAGGTTGTAGGGCTGAGAAAAGCTTGCAGAGCGCCGCGCATCTCATCGAAGACATCCTCTGGATCAAATCCGTCAAAGATCTGAACAATCGCTTTGACTTCAATTTGAATGAGTTCGACTGGAGTGAAGTAGACCGTAGTTCCTAATGGAACCAATCCACTCAATCGGGCTTGGATATCATTGCACTCAGCTTCACTCGGTAGAGACTGATCGCTCCTGACTCCGAATACATGAACGCTGCCGATTTGATAGGTAATACCGTCTGCGCCGATCAGCGGAAGTGCGATCGCTCGACTGCCTGACCCTAAGAAATCTTCTGCCACCCGTTCGTAGTCACTCTTGACGATCAAGGTATCGCGCCGCCGAATCGCTTCTAAGGCACGAGACTCAACCTGCTCCAGGGACTCAGGATTACTCCCGCCGAATGCTGCCTCTAAATTCCGAACTTCGCTTAAGTTGGCGTAAGGAACGGTGAACAAGGTTAATACCCCTGCGGGAACATTCCCGACTTCCCCGACCTGGGTGCATTCTGCAATCACTGATCCAGAACTGTTGCCGGGTGTGATAACTAAAGCTTCTAAGGTGACAAAGGTGAGATCGATGTCGTTCGAGCTAAGGAGTGTTGCATCCGGTCGCACCTCAAAGCCTGCTGGAATCTGATAGCTGCTTGTGATTGCGGTTGAGAGTATGAAGGTTAGTTCTACCCGCGCCCGCTGTCCGAGTGACCGCTGAACCCCCGCTAAACGAAGGTAAGCAACGGCTAAGGCTCTCGGTAGTTTGTTGACATACCAAAGGATTTCAGACCCTAGCCGCGCTAAAGTTCGATTGAAAACTGCTAAGGGATTGTGGGTCGTGGTATCGTTCAGCCGCCCGCCCGATCGATTAAACCCATCGAGCATCGACTCCTCAGCCAGTTCTTCCTCATTTCGCGGGTCTAGAACCGGATAAGGAATCAAACTACCTTCATCACTGGAGTTTGTATTTGGATTAAATGTAACAGAGGTGTCGGTCATAGTCGGAGGGAGATTGCGGGTTGAGGAATATTCGAGATCGACCAATCGATGCGGAGATCGAGCAAGCCGTTTTCACCGAATTGACCAGAGCAACGAATGTCCAGCGTTGGGTAGTCAGGTAACAGTAAGGCTCTTAATCGGGCTTCAGTATCTCGAACGATCGCGCCCGCATCAGGTAGGGAATCAAATAATCGATTTGGTACGCCATAGTTAGGCAAGGTTAAATACTCGCCCGGTTCAATCGTGAGAACGTGCATAATGGCATTTCTCACGACGTCTGAATCTTCAGACACCGCAAGCCCGCCGCCAGAGAGTTCTAGCGGGAATCGGATCGAACGAATGGTGGTCATCAGTAGCCTCGTTGAACTAACGTATCGCCATCCGAATCGAGACCGCCCAAGGTCACAGCGGACTGACCGTTTAGCGTGAAATCAGCCAGGTTTACGATTTGAATCGCTGCACCATTCGCATCCCAAGCCCACTCCGCTCCGTCAGCACCTCCGCCCAACACCCATTTCTGACCAGAAGCCGCGCCTACCACGACAAAGCCTGCTTCATTTAGTTCTAAATAAGCGCCCGCCGTGTTCTGTAATCGGATCGACCTGCCGCAATCAATCGTGAAATCATCGCCTGTCGTAGTCTTGCTTTGCTGCTTAATGTCGATCTCAGACTTACCTTGAATCGTAGTCTTCACATCCCCGTCGATTTCTTGGTAGCTATCCAATGCGGCATCGCCTTTATCGAGTGCGGGGTTGGGACTATTGATCACTGTGCCGAGGCAGATCAGCGCATGGGGATTCCCTTGGATCGCCCCGACTAAGACCGTTTGACCCACGCGCGGCAGCGGATCGTCGATACTGGGGCTTAACTGAAGTCTTCGTACCCAATCGCTTTCCAGCCCAGGTTTAGAAGCCAGAGTCACTTTGATGCGACGATTTCCAGTCGGGTCGCGATTCGAGGTAACGACAGCTAGTTCTAGGTAGAGATTGCGCCCGTTTAACTCTGCTGCCGCCCGAGCCGCAACGTTGGCGTTATTGAGAGCATTGAAGATGTTATCCATGAATCTCTTGATGTGTGAGCCGCACTACCCTGCCATCGGAGGCGCACCTTCTTTGGGAAGGATGTCTCTGGGGTTAACTGAGACTTGCCCGCCTGGTCTTCTTACTTCAAAGTGGAGGTGAATTTGGTATTGATTCATCGTTTGTCCTGAGCCACCCCGGACTGCGATCTGAGACCCTTTAGTGACTCGTTGACCCTGTTGGACTTGGATCGAGGCGAGATGAGCGTACCAAGTCTCCCAACCGTCGTCGTGACGAATAATCACTAATTTTCCATAGTCATCAATCAATTCGTTCCGAGCCGTGACAACTTGACCATCTCGGGCGGCGACGACTTGATCAGGGGTGTAGCCCCCGATATCCGTTCCGTGGTGCATTCTTCCGCGAGCATTTCCCCATTCGCAGCGAGGGCCGCAAGTGTTTCCAGTCATCGGCCACATCCACTCTCCCGGCGGAACGGGTTGAGAATTTGTTTGACCCTTCGCAACCGTGGTAAAACTCCCTTTGTTTAGCTCCTGCTCGGGAACCTTCAAATCTTGTGGAGAGAACGCCTGAATCTGCGATCGCAGACTGCCCAAGTCATAGTCATGAACAATCTGATCGATCATCCAAATTCGATTAAACACCGGTCGGGGGTGTCCTGCGGTATTGAAAGCCGATGCCACATCTAGACGCAAAATTGCGGGAGTGGTGGGGATATCGAAGGTACTGGGCAATGCCTTCACTCGCTTCAAGACATAACGAGTCGCTGCCCCTGCACTGGTGGGATTAGAAACGGGCGGTGGGGTGGATGCCCCTGTTGAACCCGGAGTTAAGGGTGTGGGCGCGTTCAGAATCGCAGTGAATTCTTGCTGTTCGCGTCGCCTCAGTTGTCGCTCTGGTTCTGACTGTAGCCGAGTGATCTGACCCGTCTGGGCATCAATCATCGTCTTGGCCTCATCTCGGACACTGCTCTCGCTCGAAGCGGTAAACTTTGTACTCGCATCTTGCACTTCTTGTAGCTGAGAGGTTGCTTGATCACTCAGCGACCACGTATCTAGTTCGCCGCCCAGGTAATACAAAATGAATCCTGTGTCGGTCGCAGGGGGGCGCGTGAAGATTAAGGTTCCTCCTTTGTCTGAGATCGAGAAGCCGTGAAACTGACATTCCCGCATCAGTAGCTGATAGTCGGTTAGCCCGGATTGATCCACATACTGCAATGTAATATTTGCCATTGCGGGATCAGTCTTGGCAGTTAAGCCATAAGCCGCCGCGACTCGTTGGGCAAGCTGGGTCAGAGTAATCGTCTTAAAGGCCGTGTTTCGCTTGATCCGATTCATTGCCGCCCGAATCGATTGACCACTAAAAGTCGTTGTGCCCGCATGAGCAGTATCTGTCTTGGTATGAATAAATTCGGCTGTGAGTAACGTCCGGTTATTCTCAAACCCCAGGCGCACTTCGATCACTCGTCCCTTCGCTGACACTTCTTCTGCATCAGGGAGCTGTTGAGAGGAAGCGGTAGATGCCACAGGTTGATTTGTCGAAGCGTTGGCTTGAACCCCGGGCAGTTGTTTCAGCCATTTTTGATAAAAGTTTTCATAGTCCTGCCGCCACAATCCGCCTTGAATATTCGTATACGCGGTTTGACGATTGCTATCCGGTGTAGGCATCCAGCGATCAATTCCACCCGCACCCGTCCAGCCCTCTTTCATTCCTGAAACTAACAAAGTGGTGGAGACATCGGGGCGAAGTGCGAGATCGGGATTTCCTACTAAATCGAGTCCTAAACGACTGCCCCATTTGCGATAGTTATCTACACCTGTAATCTGAGCTAAACCGCGCCCGCCGTACTGCCCGAACTGCCCGCCCTCATTGTTATAAGCTTGGTGGTTGAAGGAACTCTCACCTTCTGCTACAGCTAAAAGAAAGGCGATCTTTTGGGGTGCGGTGATTCCTTGTCGTCGGGCTTCAGCAATGATGGCAGGAGGCACGTCAGCGATCGCACTGCTATTGGCTCCTGATAGTCCAGGATTTGTGGAAGATGCGCTAGGTTGAGAACTCTGTTCTGGAGGGAGTCCGCGAATCCCTTGTTCTCGGAACGTCGTCTCGATATACTTTGCCGCAATCTTGTTGTCGCGATCATTTAGCTTAACCGTGCAGCCGGAGGAGCGACTATTTCTAGATAACGTCACATTGGCACTGACTAAGATGCCGTCCCCGGTGCGAAACGTATCGCCGCGACGATAATCCGCTGCACTGCTCAGATCCACATCATTCGCGTCTGAGATCGAGACTTGGCAATAGCCACAAATTAGTCTTTCACGCGCCATCAGAATAACCACGAAATACGTTCGATTACAGACTTGAGTTTTTGAGTGCCATCCGCGAGAACGGTATCGACTTGCTGTTTGACTTGATCGACCTTGGCATTAATCGCTGACACATTCTCCAGAGACTCTGGGGTGAACGTTCCGATCTCCGGTAAGATTCCCGCTGGAATCTCGAACGGCGCGACGTTTAACGCATCCAGCACTTCTCGATAGAATGTCGTAGAACCGAATCGCTCTAACGCAATCGATTCAAGGTTTTGGCTTAAAGGTTCCGCGCTCATTAGTGCCTATGGTGGAGAGAGTTTTACCTGTTGAATCGGTGATGGCGACCGCGCGGGTTTGGGGATTCGTCAAGATGCGATATTGACCCAGCTTCACTCGCTGTTGGAGACTGCTTGGCAACTTCAGCGGATTTTGTTTAATCCAAGCGATCGCGCCTTTACTTCCGGCTTCGAGTTCACGGCTCGACAACTTAGGTGAGACCTGCTGAGTGCTTCCGGGTGTCGCGGGTGTGGGTCGATTCGACAGCACTTCGATCAGCGTCATCGAACCTTCAGCGTGAACCGGGAAGCCGGAGCTGTTCCACATCTTTTCACTAAAGTCGAAGCCTGTGACGACGCAGGATTCTAAGCGACGAGTGCCCCAAACAAAGGAACACACCGGGGCGGCGAACTTTTGATTTGCAGGATCACAGCGGGTTAACTTCACTCCGGCATCAAGTAGCGGCTGGAGCGAGGCTTGATGTTGAGGGGACATCAGGATCAAGCCATTCAGCGTCAGTTGCAGAGCTTCTCCATAGCGATATTGCAGTCGAGGAATATTTGTTCCGGCAGAAGGTAGCGACTCATAGTTAGCGGCAACTTTCTGATCGATAGAGCTGGGATTGAGAATGAAATCAAACCGCTCGTTTGTTCCTTCGAGTTGCAGATAGCAATAGATATCCGCAGTGGGTTGAGGGGGCTGATTCGGTTGAGCGCGTTGTTCACTTCGGAGACGAGCGACCGCTAGAGGGTTCAATCGTGGCATAGCTTAGAGGCTCGACAGTTGATATTGATTCCAGCGTTGTTCGATCTGGTTCATGACTAAGTTCGCGAGTGATTCTTCGTTCATACCCGGTGCGGGATTGACGACGATTTGGGGTGCGAAGGTTGAGCCGCCGCGCGTTCTTGTAGCAGAGACTAAACTGACGAGATCCCGCTGTTGAGCACGGTTGAGAATCGTTTCTGAGGTGTTGGCGATAGCGAGGTTAGAACCAGAGGGCATCAGTGCAGTTTCGCGGGCGATCGCACTAAATAGTGAACCGACATTGAGACCTGCTGCATGGTTGGATACCGCTTGTCCCGTAACCATGCCTTTGACTGTCCCAATCGGGTTGGCAAGGAATCCTTTGATTCTTTCAACAGAATCCTGGAACCAAGTCTGAACGGACTCTACGATTCTTTGGACGCTGTTTTGCACAGACCCGATAAAGCTCGTAAAGGTGCTGCCGATCGAGGTGATGACTTTGTTGATCACGCCGCCGATCCAATCTTTTACTGAGTTGAAGGCATTTACCGCGCTGTCTTTAATCCAAGTCCAGGTGTTAGAAAACCACTGGGTAATCGCACTCCAATTATCGACAATGGCTTTTACAAGCCCCACAACGAGTAACCCTACACCCGCAGCAACCAAAACAGGGAATCCAACGGTCGCAGCCACTACCGCTGCAATTGCAGCCGCAGTCGAAGAGGCTGCGAATGCGATGACAGCGGATGAGATGGCGGCGGCAAGGGCAACCCCAATCGCGTTAATCGCGAATGTAGCTAGAATTCCACCGAGAATTGCGAGTCCTGCTGTGACATACGTTGACCAATCCAGGTTCATCAGAAAGGAACCTAAACCCTTAAACGCCGCTCCGATCCCCGTTCCAATACTGCTGAACAGTTTGCCATAGTCGATAGATGCCCCTGCTTGTCCCAGCTTCGCGAGTGCAGAGTCGATCAAATCCGCCAGGGTCTTTCCAATTTGTTCAGGCTTGAGGCGTTCACCAATATCCGATAAAGAAACTGAATCCAGTGCATCGGCGGCTCCCTTCGCCCAGGAAGTCACCGTCATGATGCCGTCATAGAGGGCTTTCATGGGATCAGTATTGAGACCCATACCGCGCAGCTTTTCACCGACTTCAGTAAAGAAACCGCTGCCTCCAAATAAAGACTCGAGGAGAGAGGCAAACCCATCTATTACGGTGCGAGACTTACCGTTCAAGGTAGTCACTTCTTTGAGGAACCCAAACACTCCTGTATCTTGATCGAATAATGCGTGTTGAATCGTTTCAATTTGAGTCCCAGCGGTCGCCTCAAGGTCACGAAGCATCTCTGGGGGTGCGAGTCCTTTTGTCGCTGCCTCAAAGATCTTCACCCGCTGCTGGAGTGTGATACCAAATCAACTTTTCATTGCAACAGATCCTCGCCCCCTAAATCCCCCATCCTGGGGGCCTTTGAGTAGTCTCCATAGTCCATCTGTTGCAGTCTATTTTCAATTTGGTATGAGGTCTTCAATTTTCCTTCCCTCACCGTAGATCTTTTTCGAGGCTTTTTGAAGTTCGCCCAGCAAGCCCGGCATTCGCTCATTCAGCTTCAGAATACTCAATTCACTGTCAGACGCACCCTCAGCAAACTTGGTAAAGAAGAGTTGAATGTCTGAGTTTTGGATACCGCTGGCGGGGTCTTTTAATAGTCCGAGTGTCTTCGTCAGTGATAACGCTTGCTCTTTGAATGCTTTCTCATCAAAGATGCCATCGACCGAATTCGCTTTGATTAGGGTATCCGAGATCGCTAAACCTAAGTCCTTGTAGCCCTGAGTATTCCCCGGCAACGACGCTGCCATCGCCCCAAACTCTTTGTTCAGATCCTTGACCAACTTCGTGCCATAGGCATAGTCTTTGTTGGTCATCGCTCCGAATTGACCCGCGAGTTTAATCACGGATTGCTGCATATCAGAGGCTTCAGAAAAGCGGTTCGTTAATGCACCCACCGCCCCAGCCGCTTGCGAAAGGGCGCTCGTATACATATTCCCTAGAAAGACCGCGCCCGCACCTAACCCTCGTGTCTGTGACCCCAACCCTTTTAGAATTGGAGATAATTTGTCCAGTGCATCTAAAATCACTGTGATTTTGTTCTGTCCAGACATTACTCAGATTCCTGTTTTGATTGGGATTCTTGAAGGGCTTCGTTGCGGACTTCGATCAGAAATAGCACCCGCCAGAGAGGGAGTTGGCAGGCGTGAATAAAGAAACTGTTGTAGTCGCCACCGCAGGCGTTCAACAGGGCTTTGGTGAGCGTCCAGTGGCTAAAGGAGCGTTCTTCGATCGTCCACCAAATCTCTCCTTCCCTAAGCGCCAAAGAACTCGCGAAAGTTACTCACCGCTTCAGAAACCTCCTTGAAGGCACTCATCGGTAACTTGCCCAGAGTGGCGCGGCTACAGGAACTCTCTTCACCGAAGCGGATACAGAGCAGGGTGAACAGTAAGTACACTTGCTCGGATCTAGGGAGTTCCGACATTGCGGATAAATCAAAGCCTCGCGCCGAAAGCAACTCTTCTAAACGCGGCATATCATCGAGTGTGGGTTGTCGTAGCTCGAACTCCACCTCACCCGCGCTCGTCTTTAACTTGCCGACGTAATTCCCAGTCGCGATCGGTTCTTGAGGTTCTGGGTGAGACTCAACCGCCGCGACTTCTTCTTTTTGTTTTGACATAAGTGATTAGCTGCGTGTGTATTCGCCAGGAGCGATCGTGATCACGAGTTTGCTAGTGTCGGCGCTACTGCGATTGGCTTGAGCGACTTCTACACCGATGACCAAACAACCAAATAAGTTGAAGCCTTCGCCAACGGGTCGTGGGTCATCACTGCTATCGACGGGGACAACTGAAAGTTTGATTTCTTGTTCGTTGTCGCGCAGTCGTTCATATGCTGCCAGGATGGGTCGGTGAACGCGCGGGTCAAACTCGACGGAAATCGTGATGTCTTCTATCTCGACCATCCCTGCGACGGTGTACATTCGTCGCCGCACACCGTCGGGATATTTCGAGGTTTGCTTTTTCTCCTTGATGCCGCTGAACTCACTAAAGTAAGCGTCCGGGAGTGAAGGAGAGGATACTAAATAGTGACTCTGTGTGATCGGCTTTAATCGTCGTAGTGCCATGTTTGATTACCGGGTAAATTTGAAGAGGAGTCTAGTCAGAGAGGCGAGCAGTAAATGTACCTACCGGGACTCGAACCGTCCGGCCAACAATCTTTTCGACTGGGGCTGAGGGAATGAGATAGGCATCGAATCGCAGGATTCCAGCTTCGGTATCGAGGGCGGGATTATTCGTTTCATCACACACGACTAGAAAAGAGTCGCCTGGGTTTACGCCAAACAATGCACCCGATTGCCAGATTCGATAAAGCACTTCCTCGGCGGTGTCTTTGACTCGGCGGTAGATGATGCCTCGACCTTCGTTAAGATCGAATAACAGGATGTCGAATGCTTCTCGGAGCGTGCGTTTAACCACGTTAAAAGTGACGCGCTGGTTGATGAATCGGAAGTACTCATTGGTGGAACGAGTGCGAGCGCCCCACACGACTAACTGACCATTGGAATGCCGCTTCAGTAAGTTGATTCCGAGGGGGTTCGCCACATCTTGTTCAGAGCGAGTGTAGTATTTCGTAAGTCCTTTGACTCCTCGAATGGGGTAACGTAAACCCGCTGGAGCTTGAGCAAATCCTTGAGCCCGATATCGTCGGGTTGCAACACCCGCGACCGCTGGTGAGGGCGGTAGCTCTTTATCCTCTTGAGTGATCACCCAAGGCGAATAGTAAGCGGTGTGTCCGGCTGCTGAGACATAAGGAACGCCTTCAGTTTGCAGTTCGCCCGTGGTGTCGGTTGCCTTGGAACAATCTAGGAGGGCGACCCAATCGAAGTTCTCATCTTCTGCAATGTCGCGCATCTTACTGGCAACGGAAAGTTTATCCGACGCAGTGGTTAGACGCTCGAATGCTTGCGGTGCAAGTAGAAATCCCTGCGGCTGATCCTCATTAAATGCAACCCCAAGCGTTGCGACAAATTCAGAGGCTACGGTGAGATTGGGAGCGGCGGCTGCGACTCGTGTAAAGTACAGGATGCCTTGTGGGTCATTGTCGAAGTAAAGCTTGACGTAATCCGTTGAGAGCGATGCGCCGAATTGATTCGTAAAGTCAGTCGGGGATACAACTTGAGTCGGTGTGTTCACATCCCCAATCGTGGATGTACCGACCATATAAACGTGCCCGAAGGTGGCAATCTCAACGGGGATATAACCGTCCTGATCCTCTACGATGTAAACGCCGGGGCTGAGAAACTGCGAGAGTGAAATTGTAGTAGCCATAAATTTGAACTGATAAAAGTATTAGCTGTCGAGGAAGCTTTGCTGAGGATTACCGAGCGTGTCTGACTTCGAGCGCCAGATACCGACCTGAACTGTCATGGAGTCAGGTAAAGGTATTTCAACGTCTCCGGGCTGGAGGTCAGGGACAGGTTCAGAATCGAAAATCGTTTCTACCTGTAGCTCAAAGAAAGTCGTGACTAACCAGTCAGAACTGACATCATCGATTCGGGAGACTACGATCGGGGACTCAACAATGTCAGTGATGGCGACAGAGAGAATGTCATCATCGAGCACCGCACCGTTGATCAACCACTCTGTTGTGACTGACATATAGAGCGCCGTGATTTGAGTTAGCGGCAGTTCGTTGTACTGTAATCGACTGCTAAATCGATACTGCACAGCAAAGGGCATCACGAGCGAAATCACCCGCTGCCCGATCGAAACTGCACTATTGATCTTTGGGACAAAGAGATCCTTTACGGGAGCTTGAAAGGCTACAGTCGAGGGATAAGCTTTATTCTCGATGACCGTTGTGAGTGTTCGAGGGGGGTCAGAACTCCAGGCATCGATCCGAATCTGACGACTCATCCATAGGCGAAGGAGGTTCGATAGTTCTGAGAAACGCAACTATTCCTCCTCTATGGGTAAGTGACCTGAAAAGCGAGAATCAAAAGGGGCGCGGAGAATGGCACTGTAAGTTGTTGTACCTGGGATTAACTGAATGAGTCGATAGCCGCGCACTCCATTCACTTCCCAATCCCCGTTCAGCAAATCCGCTTCGGTGTAAAGTCTCACTAAGTCTGTGATCAGTAAGTCGCGCTCACTTACCACCACATCAGCACTAAAGACCGATCCGACTAAGCGAGTGGGTACAGGTTGGACTTTCGGATTGGGTGCAATCTTAAAGACCGTCTCAATCGGTGTAATCGAACCATTGGGAAAGTTTTGCTGAATGACGCGGATCGAGTGCTGATACTGGGGCACACCAAATTGGCGGGGTAACTCCAGCAGTTTCGATTGCAGCGTCGTTAAACGTTGAACTAAACTCATCTCGTCATTCTCCCGAAGCCGCGACCGCTGGATGCTCTCGAACGAATTGCACCGCCCAGCTCCGACTGAAGTTCGTTTTGCAATTCTTGCTGGAACAACGTGGTCGCTGTTTGTAAGCCCGCCACCGCTGCAAGCATGGGTGAAATGTATTTCGTCCCGCGCTCCTGATAGACGGTATAAGGAACTGGGTTAAGGATGGCGAGTGAGAGTGAGTTAGCGCCACTTGTGATTTCGGTTCTCCAACCCGCCCGCATTTTCCCGGTGCGAACACGAGAGCGATCGCGAGTGACCCTGAGCGCCCGATCTTTAGTCTTATTCGCAGCGTTGAGAAAGGCACGACGCGGCGACCCGGTAAATACCTTTCCAGTTAGTTTGACCGTCATAGGCTACCAGTAACTCACACTAGAATTTGAACTAGAGTGGGGCGCGGAGCCTTTGAACTGATCAAACTTCAAAGGGAGTCCGGTGAGGGCTTCGAGTTGTCTTAGCAGGCGCGAACCTTCACTCTTCAGGTGACGGACGTGCTGGACGTAATCGATTTTGATGCCCCCGACCTCGACCGCCATTGAATCCGTCCGCGCCGCACTCAGTAACCCGTTCAGACTTTCAATCGCATCTAGAAGTAACCCAATCTCTTCGACTAAGGCGGGGCGACTCTCCAGTGGCGAAAGATATTGAGTTAGCTGAGGCTCTAGAACGATTGGCGTAAGACCGTATCCCAAAGTCCGCAGGAGACGGTCGCGTTGCTCATCTAACAACATGGCTTATTCTAGTTACTGGACTCTGAGCAAAGCACACGCACTCTTGCGATTCTGCAACTGGAACTGAGCTTGCACCGAGAGAATCATATCGATCGCATGAGGGTTCGTTTGCGGCATTCTGGTGAGTAGGATGTTTAACCCTTGAGCATTGACCACTTGAGAATCGCCACCCGGCATCGTGCTCAATGCGGGGGCAAGTGCATAGGTGTGCAGGTATAAGTCGCTCGTGTTCAAGAAGTAAATGGAGCGGTCTGGGGTGTAGATGCTCTTATGGACTTCGCGATCTTTATAGGTCAAGCCTGTGAAGGACAAGTCAAACGAACCCCCCATGCGGTTAACGGCTAGGCGCGTCTCGAAGATTTTTTCCATCGCGTCGGCTAAGTCAAAGGTCGTCAACACATAATCGAAATTGCCGCCGAGTTTGCCTTGTCCCGTCGTCGCCGCCCGTAGAAGGTCAGTCGTGAGCGCTCTGTTTGCCCCTGCTGTTTCGTTGTGTGATGTCCACCCTGGAAACGCAACTCCATCAATCTCTGCATATCGATTGGTAGCGGGCGGGCCTGTAACTGCATTCGACATTGCTCGGTTCAGACCAACGATTCCATGACTCGCATTCGAGCCGTCGCCGGTATAAAGCAGAGTCTCCAACTGCTTCATCAATGCGTCCATACCCGCTTCAAGCTTGCCCCGATACAAGTTCCGCAGTGCTTGAGGTGCAATTCGTAAAGCTTGCGTTGCTTGGGTCAAGTCGATTGAGAATTTGTGTTCTAAGACGCGAGAACCGATCGGCAAGGAGGCTTGTAAGTTGGTATCGGTGGTGCTGTTTTGGTTCGGCGTTTCAGAAGTGGCGCGACCGTAAGTGTTTCCAGTTCCGACCGACACGGGCCAGTGAATCGCGGTCTGGTAAGCGTCACGCTTTTGAACTCTATTCAGTAGCGGATACTCTTTGATTTTGGTTTCAGCAATCCCCGATTGGATTTCTGAGCGCAACAAGTCTAACGGGGCAAGCGTTTCGGTAGAGAAAATTAATTCAGGCATATTGACGTAATCTTGTGTTGAATGGTGAGTTCCTCCTTGTATGAGGTGTCCGGGGATTTACGAGCTTTCCCGGTAGCTCAGTTTGCAAGAAGCTAGGCGTACATCTGGGCTTGCAGCGCGGCGTATTGTTCATCGAGTGAAAGTTCTTTGCCGCCGCTCGGAGGAGTTGGCTTGGCGGATGAAGCGGAACCTGAACCGGATGTCGGGCTGGGCGGGATGAAAATTTTCCCTTCTTCTGAGGCGAGATAGTCCGTGAAGGTTTGAGCCAAAGGTTTAACAGAATCGCCGCCGAGGTCAACATACCAATCGGTGTTTTCCTTCTTCAACTTGTCACCATATTCGGCGGTGAATAGCTTGAGTAAAGTTCCTTTGTGTTGGGTGGGGGAACCTGCGACCAATTGAGCGATCGCGGCATCGCGGGCTGATGCGAAGGCCTGCTTGTCTTTCTCACTCACTTGCGTGGTCAAGTCACTGATTTGTTGCTGTAGCGCTTTGAGGGAGAGTCGAGGGGTCGCTTCACCACTTTCATCAAGGTCAGCGGGCGATTCAGGGGGTTGTTTCTCTGAGACCTTTTTGATGTCTCTTTGAAGCGCCGCCGCCAAGCCTTTATTTTTGTGATCGACTTCCGCGAGTAATGTGGTCTTTACTTCTTCAAAGCACGTTGCGAAAAGAGCCTTAACTTCTTCTTCTGTCATGGGGATTAATTCCGATGTGGGATATCTGCTAGGGATTGCTTGCAGTGGAGCTATCTGGATTCGTTCCAGTGGTTAATCATCGTCGTCCGGTTCTTCATTTGTTGAAGGCGGGGCGGGGGATGATTGAGGTTCTGGCTGGGTAAGTGACTGAACTTCAGACTGAATCGCAGCGAGTTCTTCAGCGGAGGCGTTCGGGGCCAGTGAGACATTAAGTTGGGCGCAGAAGAGTTTGAATGCTGTAGCTGTGAGGAAGGGTTTCACTTTTTGAAGCGCTTCAGCTTGAAGTAACAGATCATCTACGTTGTCGAGATCGAATGAGTTAAATCCAGAGGCAGAAATGCTATCTGAGCGGTATCCACTGATGCGGGCGGCGAGTTGTAAAATGTCTTGCCAGGTTGAGAGCAGCCGCTTACCGAATTGCCGCAGCAACATTTCTTCTTTGTACTTATCAACCTTCTTCGAGATTCCCGATTGTTGCACCGCATCCTTAGATGAGGAGCTATAGCCAATGGAGACAATCGAGTTGATTTCTTCCTCTAACTGTTTCAGTAAATCCGAGAGAACAGTCAGCGCCGCACCCGACATCTCTTCAAAACTGAACTTGCCCTTCATCACATAGGCATTGCCCGTCGCAATCGTGTCCTCGTCCACATCCGCAATCGAATCGATCGGAGTGACGAAGGGTTCAAAGGTGCGCTGGACATAAGCCGTCACGCTCGCCCCGTCATATAAACAGTTATCTAAAGTGATATGTTCTAAGCACTTAAAGATCACTTGATTCCCCAGCCATAAGTCAGAAGGGACTTCAAGCTTAATCACGGGGAAGCTAGGGTACTGGTGCTGAATGGGTCGAGCGAGTGGAATGGTTGTCTCGCTATCTACGATTCTCTCTTCACCCTTCTCGTCGTAAACCGCAAGGATGCGATCGCCGTTGAGTTTGACATCCGCTTCGTAGGTGGCGATTTCGTCCTGAGTGATATAAGTCCAAACGATGTGGTCTTTAGGTTGCTCGAAGACGGAGGCGCGGCGTTGACTCAGTTGCCGGACTTTTAGAAACGTCATTTGATTGAGAGCGTCAAAGCCCTCGTCATACACTTCTAGGGCAGAGTAGGTCGTCAGATAAGCCCGCAAGTTGAGTGCTTCTTCCTCTGCCTTATTTCGAGGTTTGATCGAACTATACGGTTTGTCAACGTGAGTGTAGACTGCGCCGAATAAGAGAACTTGTCGAAACAAATGGGCGAGATACTCAGGCTCAGGAGTGCCCCTGCGATCTACATCTTCTCGAAAGAGTTGCCAAAAAGAGTCATCGGTCAAACCAGAGATTTGAAATGTACCCGCCGCGAGTTTATTCACTTGCTGTTGAATCGAACTCCCCAGCAGGTTTCGATAGGTGAATTTTGCTAACCGAATCTTATAGAGTGCAGGCGGCTCGTCCGGGCGTTTCGGCAGGTAGTCTTGCTTATGGACTTCAATGACATGACCCCCTTCAAACAAATGTTGAATCCGCCGCCACGTCAGCTCTTTTGACTGATACTCACTACTCTTTGCCTCTAAGCTATGCAGCAGGACTTTATCTGGAGCGCTACTCAAGCTGCTTCCTCCTCTCTCGCCAAAATGTTGTTGTGTAGCTCTAAGCGACCGAGCGCGTACATCGTTGCGAAGATGCTGTGGTCGGTTTGTCCTTCAGCGGGCTGATCGAGGTAATTCCCCAACTTATCTTGAGCGCGGCAGAACGATTGAAACTCGCTAATCGTCTTCGTTAACTTGGCGTTGATGAAGAATCGATCTTGCTTAAAGAGCGAGTTGACAATATCAATCCGCGCCATCACACCCGGTTTACTCCGCTTAATCAGAGTGGTGGGTTTGAGCGCGGGTAGGTTGTGTTTATTCCCATAGCGCCGCAGTGACAAAACGATGTCGCCCCGGTCATCAGGGCAGAAGACCTTATAGGCGTTGTACTGTTGAGCAAATCGACAGACTTGAGCGATCAATTCGTCAATCGTCACGGATATACCCGGATGAGGGTTTTCCCAAACATCGAGCAGGAAATACTTTTGGTGTTTCAATCCGATGACGGTAATCGCGGGATTTTGAGAGCCGGGGTCAATCGCGACAAAGGTGCGATCGTACGGGTTCCCAGTTGAAATAATATGAGTGTCATTGAAGCAGTCGAATAGCTGACCTTCAAACACTAAGAAGTCCGCCATCAGTTCTTGTTGGAAGGTGCGAGGAGGTAAGTCCCGCCGCGCCCGCTCAATAAAGCTCTTGGGTAAAAGTGGATTATCTAAAGCGCTGAAGTGATGGTATGACCAGTCCGGTAGGGTCAAGGCATTCTGACGCAGCATTGTATAAAGCCAGTGCGCCCGCCCTTTCGGTGTGCCGATCGCTAAACACTTCGAGTTAGGGGTATCTAAGAGAGCCGGGTAAATTGCATCTGTCCAAGAGTGCTGCTTGAAGTCTTGAATTTCATCTAGCCCCGCGAAATAGATCTTTAACCCCCGCAGCCCATCTCCCTCTGAGTCGTTCGCCCCTCTCAATAAGATAGAAGGTCGGTTGTAGATGTCGATTCTAAAGTTCGATTTATCGATGTTCTTAACGTAAGGCTGTCCTTCTAATAAAGAGAGCAGCGGTTGCCAGTGAATTTGTCTGGCTTGTTTGAATGAAGGACAACACAAGAGGACAACAGGCGGCGAGGCGGGGTCGATGACTTGATCAAAGCTGAGACTCCGGTAGATGACTTCGGTTAAAAGGAGTCGTGATTTTCCCCAGCGGCGCGAAGCGACTAATAACCGAATAAAGGACTTGTCAGCAAAAACAATATGCTGGTTCACGTGGAGATTAAGGTTCGTCATCGCTTTGATCTGGCGTAGCGAGTCCAATCTCAAATCGGAAGGAAGGATTGATTTCGCCCTCGCTTAGACCCAAGACGCGATCTAATAATTTTGAATCGGGGATGATTTGTTCTTCTTTGACGAGAACAACCTTGCGACCTTTTCGATCCAGAACCTCTTGTCGGGTGGTTCGGTAACACTGACGTTTCAGTACGTCATCGATATATTCATTCGCCGCCGCGACTCGATCCCAGGCTTTCTGTTTGAGTTTCGCTGCGTATTGCGCTCGTGCAGCCGTTACAGCCGCAGAAAACTCCTCTTTATCCACCATCCAAGCATAAAAAGTCGTATGAGCGATACCTACCCCTTCATAGGCAATACGGTCTACCCCTGTCTCCGCAATCAGTTCACAGATCTGATTTACCGTCTCAGGGTTATAACGGGGTTTTCTTCCACCAGGCATATTGAATTAAGGGAGCCGCGCGACTGCTTCGTAGGGCATGAGCGCTCTGAAAAGTGGCGGCTCAAATGATTAGGGGTTTATTTCTTGGGACAGGTTTGATTATTTTTCATTGCCGAGTCCCTTCAACTATTACACTCGTTCAAATTCGCATTCTGATTTGTTCTGAGAGTTCTTCAAAGGCGATCGGAGTCAATGCACTGATGAAGTCGTTTAGGGTTGAATATTCTGTTTGATAAAAGAAGTGGGCCAGTTGTTCTAGGTTTTCTTGTTGGGGATCAAATTGATAAACAAGGAGCGCCGCGAGTTCGGGTTGAATCGAGTGGAATGCCTCGGTGATTAAGTCATCATCCACCAGCGACCAAAGTGAGTTAGAGGGATGTAATTCGTGGAGCGGGCGGTAGAGATTGTGGAGGTAGCGATCGCAGTGGTCTAACTCGTGTTCAAAGAAGGCGACCAGCACTTCAGTTAAATCCGTCGAATTGATATAGCTGGATTTCTCCGAATTGGAATCGGGAAAATCGATGGGCGCGGCGAGGCTGACTTCATTGGGGATCGGGAGCGATTCGTACCCAATGATTTCGTATTCGTCAGAGGTAAAGGAGTCTCGCCAGTCTCGCTCTGATCCGATTTCTGTATAGGTCAGTCTGTCGAGTTGATCTTCTGTATAGATGTTGGAGGGGGCGGCGATGCGATGAAGGTTTTGCTGCATCCAGTTCCGCACGACGATTTGGTCTGAAGGGGTCAGCGCGGGTAGAACATCGTTCTTTAGGGATTTCAGTAGAGAGAAGTTGAGACCTTTGCTGAGGCTGAGATAATCCTCACCGAATTCTTTTTTGAATCGATAAGTGAGGGCGCTGGGTTGGACGTTAAGTTCTTTGGCTAAGGAGCGGACGGAAGTGTCTTCTGAAAACAGTTTCTCAAACGCGGATTGAATCTGAGTCGAGGAGAGTTTCAT